AGTTTTACGAACTTTTATTTCTTTTCTAGGTTCTTCTTTCTTAGGTTCTTCTTTCTTAAGAAAAGGAATAAACATTAGCCAAGGCAACATGCTTATTCCCATACCAATAGCTATAGCAGGATAAATCAAGATCATTTATTTTTCCAAGAATGAATATCTTTCATAGCAAAAATACGTTCTGCATTTTTTTCAACATCAATAGCATATAACAACCATTGTGTTTCAGGATGCCATTCGTTATTTTCAAATGAAATACTAACAGGTATTATATTGCGAATGGAACGTTTACCGCACCAATTAGTATAGTCGATTAAAACTTCTTTATCTAAACTCATTTTTTCTTGCCTCTCATTTTCTTATCCATCTTTTCGTCTGCTTTGCTTCCTTCCCATTGTTTCATTGAAACACCAGCTTTCTTAGCACCTTTTTTATCAGCAGCTTTATCAGCTTTGGAACCTTCCCATTTCTTAGGCATAACTTTTTCCTTTAAAATAATCTTCAATAATAGTAGCGGCTTCTTCTAAATCTCTAGCTTCATCTAAGTAATAAGAACTTGGATGACGATTGCCTATCCAACTACAACCATTAAATTGATCAGCTTGATTACGAAGTCCTTTAGCACGTTGACGTAATCTTTCTACTATATTTAATGCTCTAAATTCTTCATATTCTTTTTTGTAATCTTTAGTACTTATTGAAAATCCTGTCATATTATTCATTGTTGTTCAACCCTAGAATATGATCCATCAGTATGCTGTAAATACCATTGACCATCTTTAGCCTTGCGCGCTCCAGGTATCGGCGGCTGCTCGCCTTCAGTCGGTTCCCCGCCAGATGCCTCGCCAGTCTCTTCCGTAGGCTCAGGAGCGACTTCTTGCCCCTCCTCGCTACCCTGATGACCCCCGTTTAGCGCACACTGTTCTTGGGCTATCTGAGTGGCTGTAGCGGCGTTTACATTCTCGCCTGATCCAGGCTCACCAGCCTCCAGCATACCACGCACAAGCTGAGCGACAAGAGGCTGTATTTGCTCAATCGAGATACCAGGACCAGAATTACCTAAAGCGGCCAATCGACGTGTTTCAGCTTCATAATCTGCTCGCTGTTGTTCAACTGCAACTTTCTTTTCTTCAAGCAGTAATTCTTGTGCTCTAATGTCGAGTTCTCTTTCTTTACTTACTAACTTCTCACTTATTTTCGTCAACTGATCATTTAACTGCTGAATTTGAGCAGTAGCTTGGTTCATTGTCTGCTCAACTTCAGGAGGCAGTCCATCGCCTGTAATATTAGGCGGAATTACCTTACGCCAACGTTCGGCTAATATATCTGCTTCTGGGAAATCAGCAACTTTCCATAGCAAGTCACCTGCAATATTCATAAACTCTTTATTTTGAGCAGCAACTTGAGTTAAAGCATTAAACGCTTCAAGTCGTCTTGTAGCAAACGAAGGCCCACTATCAGATTGAATGTCGTACATACCAAATTTAGGATTAAATATAACATCAATCGTTTTTTGATTTTTGTAATATTCATTCATAGATTGAGGATTTTTAGGTATTTCTTTATAATCTTCTGGCGCAGTAGGATCAATATTCACATTTAATATTGTTCCGTCACGAGCTAAAATCTGCATAACTCGTTTAGTATCATAAATCTTTGGAATAAGATCAATTAAAATCTTACCAGTAAACCTAATAGCGATAGCTTGATTATCAATAAAATGATAAGTAACTTTATCACCTTGACGTTGGCGAGCATTAATAGCTACGCCAGATTTAGCGTTTTCATTTTCACCAAATTGCGACTGATATTGACCAGTCACCATCATCATTTCATTCTGAGCAATTTGCAATTGCTGCACATAAGCCGGTGACGCTTGAGGTGCTGCTGGCCTACTAGGAGGCGGAATAGGCTGTCCATCTTCTCCCATATGATTATAAGGAAGATACGAATGATTAGATGTATTAGCCGTCTTGTAATATTCTTCATAACCTTCAATAGCATCAGCAGGAGCTAACCAAGGCGATTTAGTTTGCAATGCTCCATATTCAACATTAGCCGATGTATTATAATTATAGATTTGTTGAGCATTAATCAGCGCTCTAGTATGTCCTTTTACGTCCCATATTCCATTAATAACTGTTTCAGTTCCAGGTAATCTAACGATTGGGATATACTTACCTAACCAAACATTCTTTTCAATAATTCTATCACCTGCTATTTTATACCATTCAACGTCATTAGTAATAATTTTTCTTTCCTTAGTACCACCGTTTTTCTTTTGATTATCGTAATATTCTCTTAAATCAGGACCTAATTCGCTTAATCTAGTTATTATTTGTTCTCCGTTAGGAGCATTAAACGCAACTAACTTTTCTTCTTTTTCAATTTTACAATAATATTCACAAACACGCACATTATCGCGAGTAATCCAACCATCAGTGCTAGTATTACCTAATGTTGAACTTCCTGCAATTGATGCAAACTTAGGATACTTAGCTTTAAACAAATCTTTAGGCACATCTTCGAATATAAATCCAAATCTAGCGTCTGATCCATCCACTTCGTTTATATTAGGATCAAGATATACTGAACGTGGGTCTTTAATTCGTCTAATATAAATTTCTTGATCAAAGCTATCATCACTTACATAATCTGTAATAATACGCCAATAACCCATTCCAGCTTCAACTTGCCAAGTTGTAGCACTATCATAAACATTCTCAGCACTTGAAATATATTCAATATGATAGATTAATTCTTGAAATATTCTAGCTCCATCGTAAGACGCTTCTTCACCCACAGGTCTAATACGAACTCCAGGTTTATTCTGTTTAGCGTCATTGATGACTAAAAGATTATGAACTTGCGTTTTATTAATCGTAAGAATAGGTTTATCTTCTAACTCACGACTTGTTATAATATCGCTGTCCCATTGATACTTATTGTGGGTATCGCCATTGGCAAATTTATAATCATATTCGAATAATACTCGTGCGTGCGCTTCCCAATCTTCACAGATTTTAAAACGCTTCTTAGCTTCTTCTACTATATCTTTTTCTTTATTAGTAGGAGCTTTAGGCTCTTGCCATTTACCCCAATCGTTATCATATGACATTATCTCATCCACGCAGAAGTATTAGTTTGTAATTTAATAACTCGACCGCTCGAAACTGTTTTAGGCTTTTGACTTGCTTTTTCACTCTTAAACGCCAACGCCATTGTTTGAAAAGCATCTGCACCATGGCTCCATGGTGTATCGTGATCAGGCTCTTTTCCGAATGTGCCAGTATCTTCGTTGATCTTATAGCAATACCGCTTCAAACATTGCAAGCCATCGGGAGTATTTGCTTCATCAAAATTACACAAAGGAAAGATGCTTCTAGCCGCATTAATACCTAAAAACTTTTTAGCTGGCCTTTCAACTATTCTAGTTTTATAACCTACATTAATTAATTGTCTTTGAGGCGTAACATTCGATAATGTTTCAGCAGCACCATCATGCGGTAGAAAATGTATTCCGTAATTATAACCTAAATCTTGTAATACCTTTATATAGAAAGGCATTTTCTTTAAGCTATCTTCATAGTAATTAATCAAATTAAATTCTAAACCTACTGTTTGACCAAACCAGATAGCAGTTTTATCAGCCCGACCTAAATCCCAAAATGTATTAACTGGCCTATTAGGATCATAAGGAACTTTACCAATTCGCTTTTCTAATATAGCTTGTCTTATTTCTTCAGCGTAAATAGCACCGTCTAAAACCTGCTTAGTATGACCTTCCCACACTTCTAACCATTTATTTTCATCTTTGGCTTTTAACTGTTCCATTTCCTCACGAAGATCATCAGGAAACCATACGTTATCAGACCAATTTACTTTTTCAACAATTGAATACAGATTTCCATTCTTATCGAATTTAGAAGGCGGATTAAGAACAAATCTCTTATATGTTTCATCACTATCTAATTCAGGATTGAAGCTAATCCAAATTTCCGGACCTTTGCCGAAAGGACCAATATTGCCTCTCGGATCATCAGCAGAACGACCGCGAATAGTCGGTGTTAACTTATCCCATGTAACTTTAGAAATATTATTGGCTTCTTCAATCCATACTATATCAATAGAGGCTAGACTTTTTATGCTTTCTATGTTATGTCTTAAACCTTTAAATAAAAATTCTGATCCTGTACGCTTAGAAACAATACTTGTAGCTAATATTTCAAATTCTTTTATTAAACCTAAAGAAACAATTTGTTCTTTAAGAGTTTCATAAACACTTTCTCTAATTGAGTTTTGAAACTCACGTCCACATAATATACGCAATTTTCTTTGGTTAGCTAAAATAACTAAGGCGCGAGCTATGTTAACTGTATTGTGTGTTACAGTACCATCTTCTAATAAGAATAAATGATCACCGTCTAATGAAAATCCTGCATACTCGCCATATCCAACAGGTTCGATTTCAATTTGAGACAATAAAAAATCTTTATTTTTATTAACTTGCTCTTTCTTAATAACTTTTCTTTCTATTTTACATGGTATGCGCCAAGTGTCACCATTAATAGAAAGTCTAAAAGCAGTTCCTTCATAATCGGTCTGATTAGTTGTTTTTTTCTTTCTTAAATATGTTCTAAAACCCAAAGTATCAGCAAGATATTTAACATCATTAATTAAACGCTCATTAGCCAAA